CTTCTTTGGGCTGATGAAGTCGTCTTTGTAAACCGAGAGAACTTTCTTGCTACAAAAATCAATTATGATTTGGATGAAATCAAAAATCGTGGTACAGTTATTACTGTTTTGGATATTCCAGATGATTATGAACACATGGACCCTGATTTGATTAAGCATTTTGAAAAGCAGTACGAAGAACTTAGTTGAGTTCTTCTTTCAGTATGAACCTTTGGAGGAATAATATGGCAGGTATCGAAAAGATTTGTGAGTTTTCTGGGGAATACCCAGGCTCAGAAATGTATAAATATAAACGAAATCATATCCAAATCTGCCCTAAGTATCGTAAGCTATTTCGAGGTGCAGATTTTGAATTAGTTGTTATAAGAAAAGAGTTGAATTATATTCACAAACATGGTTGGACAATGAGTTACAGTTCGTCTTATGCTCCTATTAACTGCAAGATTGGTACAGAATATTGGTTTGAATTACTAGTATCTGATCCAGATCTACAAGGAAATGTGAAAGGTGTCTATGCTAATTGGACTTATGATTTGAAAGATACTGTAAAACGTCTAAAACGAATGCTGCGCTGTCGCAATATTAAAGTTAAGTTTCAATTGGAGGAATAATGTCAACACAATATATTGCAAGTATTGCGAGTATTGCAGTAGGCGTACCGCAAGAATGGCTTTCTGAAGATATTCAGAATAAGCTTGAAAAGATTGGAGGTAGGTTGTTTCATAATAACAATATGAAAGCTCCTTTCTTTGGTATTCCTTTTGTAGAAGTAACAGATAGCTACAAGGAACTTGATCTTGGAGGTGAAGCTTCAGGTAAGTTTACTTACGAGCTTTGTATCCTTGTGGAGAAATTTAAGAAGATTGCAGGCGTTGAGCCTAGCGTAGTGATTGTTTGTGATAGGTATTGATCTTGAATAAAGCAATCCCTTACAAGAATTTACTTCTTATGCCTGGATCGAGAGCTTATGAGTTATTCACTAGCAAAGATCCAGATGAAAGAGCTAAGTTGGATAAACATATCAAAGAAGTAGAGAGTAATTATTTTAAGTTGATTAAAGGATAATATGTACGATAAGAAACAGAAGACATTTAAGGTAGTTAACCCTAATCGAAAAGAAGAGACTGTAGCAGACGTACAGAAGTTTCCATTTAAGGCTTTTCCAGAGCGAGGGATCTCTAAAGAAACTTGTGAACGCTTTGGCGTTCGTGCTGGACTTTCTGAGAAGGATGGTAAGACTATTGAAGCTTTCTACTTCCCTTCTTTTAACCAAAAGGGTAAGATTGTAGGATACAAGAAACAAGATATTACAGTTGATAAATCTCATGATTATCACTGGACTACGGTAGGGTCGGTGAGTATTGGGAATAAACTTTTTGGTCAAAACACTGTAGAGGAAATGAATCGCAAGCGAGCAAATCTAATCCTGACAGAGGGAGAATGGGATTCCTTGAGTGTTTATCAATCATGTGTTGATAGTGTAAAAGGGACGAAATATGAAGGGATTGAGCCTACGGTTGTTTCAATCCCAATGGGGACCAAGAATGCAGTTGAAGCAATCTTGCACAACGAACAATTTGTGAAAAGCTATGATGCTGCAACTCTATTTTTTGATGATGATCATTGCACACCAGCAGAGGCAAAGAAAGGCATCATGAAGGGCCATGAAGCTCGTGAAGCTGTAGCTAGTGCGTTGGTAGGCTCTGGTATTGCACTTATGGCGATCACGCCTTCAGAGGGCTTTAAAGACGCTTCCGACTACCTACAAGCGAATAAATCCCAAGAGCTATCAAAGCTTGTGCAGTTCGGTAAACGAGTATTTTCAGCAGAGAAAATTGTTAAAGCAAGTGATATTAGTTTTGAGGACTTGATTGCTAAAAGACCTGAAGGCTTGTATGTGAAGTCCTTCCCAAAATTAATGGAGAAATTACATGGATTTCGTACTCGTGAACTAGTTCTATTAACTGCACCTTCCGGCGTAGGGAAATCAACTGTAAGTAGTATCATTGCAAATGCTTTTATTGATCATGGTGAACGAGTTGGTCAGATCTACCTTGAAGAGACAAACAAAGAAACCCTCCAACGTGCTGTCGCCTCTAAGCTAAAGGTCAACTACCTTAAATTCAAGAATGATCCTACTTCCGTTGCTAATATTGATGCAATCCGTGTAGCTTATGATGAGATCTGTAAAGATGATAAGGTGATCATGCTTGGGCACTTTGGCTCTTTACCAATTACAGAGTTGATGGCTAAGATCAAACACATGCACTTGATTGAAGGCTGCAAGTATATTATTGTTGATCACTTGAGTTTAGCAATCAGTGGGTCCGAAGTAGAGAATGAACGTAAAGAGCTTGATATGATCATGACAGAGCTTGCTGCGTTTTGTGCCGCAAACGAAGTCTGTATCATTGCGATTAGTCATATTAATAGAACTGCTGCTGACCAGTTCAAGGCACCAAAGGGGAAAGAAGATGAGCCATTCTGGGTTAAGGTTACCAAGGAAATGATGCGGGGCAGTGCAGCTTTAGAGCAACTATCTTTCGTGATCATTGGGCTAGAGCCAGAGATTCTTCCAGACCGGAGTCGTGGACGTGTCAGATTGACTGTCCTGAAGAATCGTCCTTGGAGCTATCTTGGTGCATGTGATGAGTTTACAGTTGACGATGACACATGGGAAGTGCTATTATCACAAGCTGAAGGTGAAAGTTTTTAATGAAAGGTAAATATGCAAGGATGGTGTTTTGATATTGAAGCTGATGGATTGTATTTACAATCTAAGAAGATTTGGTACATGAAGTTTAAGGCACTTGATGGCTCAAGAGAATTGAGTATCTATCCATTCCGAGAATGTAAAGAGGTTACAACAAAAAAGGTCCAAAACTGGATCGACTCTTTTGATGACGCTTCTTATGTCGTTGGATGGAACATCCTTGGGTATGACTTATGGATGCTTTGGAAGTTCTTTGACATCAAACCTGTTGTAGGTAAAGGTGGAAAAGATTTCCTAGGCGAAAAGCAAGTTCAATTCCTTGACGGGTATGTTCTGGATATGTATTTGCACCCTAATGCACCTAAGCACTCTCTTGAATATGTTTCAGGTGGAGAGGAGGCGGAAGAGGGCAAGATTGATTATCGCTTGAGTTTAATTAAGGCTGGAGCTTTGGAGGCCAATTCACCGAAGGGTGCGGAGTTTGCATTCTTTCATGAACTGATGGTCCCTTATTGTGATCGTGACGTTGATAGTGCAATTGTTGAGACTGTTAAGCTGAATACGAAAGCTGCGGAGTTGTATAAAGGTCAGTGGTTGCACCCTAGTTTTCGTCAAAATCAGAAGGATTATTGGTTGTATAGTGCTCAAGCATATTCTGGCGTTAAATTCAACACAGAACGCGCCGGAGCACTTGTAGAACTAATTGAAAGTAAGATGCTTGAGATCAAGAATGAAGTGGACCCTAAGCTTCCATCAAGGCAGTTAAAAACAGCAGAGCAAGCATTCTATAAACAACCAGCGAAACCGTTCAACAAATCAGGTGAATTATCAGCAACAATGCAAAAATGGTTAGAAAAACATAATGCACAGATTGAAGGACGTACAATCAAAGCTTATGGGTTTGAAGTCCAAATTGAAGCAAATGCAATACTTCCAGTTACCCTCCCAATGGAGATTGAAGATGGTGCTGAACTTAAGCAATACTTTTTGGATAACGGCTGGAAACCACATGAAGATTTTTGGAATGTACAGAAAGGTCCAGACGGTAAACCTGTGAGGGATGAGAAAGGGAAGTTTATCAAGACTACCCCTAAGATTAATCATGCTGGACAGCTATGCCCAAACCTTCAGAAACTTGATGGTGAAATTCCAAGTAAAGTTGTTAAGTTTCTTTCCTATAGAAATCGACTTGGTGTTGTAAAAGGGTGGTTATCAAATTGGAGAATTGAGTTCGATGGCCGGTTGAGTGCAGAGATTAGTGGTTATGCCCCGACCTCCAGAGTTAAGCATAAGACGGTGGACTAAACTAGCCGTCTATAAACAACTTAAATTGCTGGAAACCCATTAGAGGCGAGATAACTACAACATAACTGGAAACGGTAAGTGTGAATGTTTAAGAATATCTCGCATTTGGCAATCAGCAGCCAAGCTCCGTTTAGGAGAAGGTTCAACGACTATCTCGAAAGAGAGTAGACTGTAAGCTATTGACAGTCGAAACAAGTTGTGGTATATTAATAGTAAGTACTGAAAGTGCTGTGAGTTAATATACCAAAGATATAGTCTGTTCTTGTATGAGAGTACAAGCAGCTTCAACTTGTAGAGGAAGAAATGGAAATTATTTATAGATTGAAAAACCTAAGCAGATTAGATGGTAAGAGGTTCTATGTAGGCAGTAAAAGTGCTTGCAAGGTTATAACCATGGACGGTGTAAAAACAATGATAAATGTTAACACTGGTAAACCTTACTACTCATCTTCTACGTCTTTTGATTTTAAGAAAGACTTAGCTAATGGGCATATTTTTGAGGTGGAGATACTTCAAAAAGTTCCGATGAGTGAAAGGAGTAGGTTAGTCGAGATAGAGAATGAGTGGATTATAAAGCTTGATGCCGTAAACAACCATGAATACTATAATCTCGGATATGCTTTGCTTAACTGTAGAGATCCTGGTAAGCTTGCTAATAAGTTTGGTGAAACCGTGAATGATCTAGCAAAGAATAACTCGAGCACAAGCAAGAGGGACAATACTGCACATGCTCTTGGTTTCAGCAACTTTGGTGAGCTTTGTTTTCATATCTACGACTTGTTTTGTGAGTATCAAAACTGGGCAACCATTGCAAAGTTCTACGGTAAAGATAAGGGTTACTTTAGAATGATGCTGTTGAACTTCGATATGGAAAAGGCAAGGAAGGATCTTTCTACTATTGATACACTTCGTATCCGCAAATTACTTGCAGAGAACTGCTCTCTTGTCAAAGCTTGCGAAATATGTGGAGTAGAACTTCCGGCTGGTAGGGTAGCACTTGGTGACTATAAAGAAACTAGAAACTTTTCTGTGGCCTTTAATCAAGGTAAAACAAAAGAAGAGTTAGAGCTGGAAGTTACAAAGCTCGTTCTTGATGGGCACGGGCTGCTTGAAGTTTCTGATAAATTAGGTATTACTTATACATCTGCTAAAAGATATTTCTTCCGCTGCATAAGAAAGCGATTCAAGAGTAGCGATCTTGAGTGAACAATAAGAGTAAACTGCCCAAAGGCAGACCCAAAGGTTTTGCTCGGTTCTGAAATGCGGGATTTGTTTTGTGTAGATGAAGGTAACTGGTATGTGGGTACAGATGCTGCTGCCTTGGAGAATCGTACATTGAGTCATTACACTTACAAATACGATGATGGAGCTTTTGCTCGTCGTCAAATCGAGCAAGACCCGCACTCTTTCAATGCCTTTGCATTTTTTCCTCATTTACACAAGAAATTTGATATTGACAACCCTGAAAACAAGGATAACCATGAGTTCAAGAGTTGGAGAAATAAAGCGAAGACAGGTGCATATCTTCTTGCTTTCGGAGGAGGTGCCCCTAAACTTGCAAGTAGTCTAGGACTGTCAAAGGAAGAGGGTAAGAAATCCTTTGACAACTATTGGGAAATGAATAAGGGGCTTGGACTACTTAAGAAAAATGTAGAATCCTACTTTGACACAGTTGGAAAAGGTAAGTACATTCCTGCTATCGACGGCAGAATGGTGTCTGTCCGAGGGAAGAATGTCCTCCTTTCCTGCTTAGGGCAAGGATGCGGGGCAATTAGTATGTCTTATGCAGCTTGCTTGATGGATACATGGCTTGGTGAAATGTTTATTGACGACCTTGGTAGACCTCACTACCTGCATAATGGTAAGAAGGTTAAACGTATTTCTATGGTTCATGACGAATACTCCTGGGAATGTGAAGATGGTTCTGAGGAGTGGGTACGAGAAAAAAGCGTTCTAGCTATTCAGAAAGCTGGCGAGATTCTTAAACTAGCACTGCCACTTGCAGGAGAAGGTAAGAAGGCTTTTAATGGATCTTGGAAAGATGTTCACTAATGTTGCAAACAAACAACTTGACAACCCTTGCAATTTATCAGACAATACAACCAATGAAAACGAAGGAGAGATTGATGAAATTGATTAACGAATCCGTGATTGGTGATGTGTTCTTAAATCTCAGGACTAAGAGGGAAGTGGAAGTCATTGATAGGGATAATGGCTATATTAGTTTCAGTGACGGAAGCTATTTATCTCCCAATGATTTCCCAAACTGTCTGAATAACTTTGAAAGCGTAAAGGTTCATAAATGCACATTCCGAAAAGGTGATGTAGTAAACTATAAACCTGGGATTATAAACAAGGTTGCTTTTGTAATCTCTGTAGGTAAGAAGATGACACTTCAGTTTAAGGGAAATGAACGATTAACATATGGTGTTCCAGAATCAGATTTGGAATTGCTTTTCAGGGAGATTTAAATGCAACGTAAGTTAGTAGTCTGTGAGTCACATGAACAAGCTAAACGCGAGTTTAACCTATTCACAACTCATTATCATGACCTCTGGGAAGTGAACACTAGGGATCTGACTGTAGAAACTTCAGACATGTTTATTAAATTTGCAGTAGTTAAGGATGTAAAAGACATTCGTGACATCTACGCAGGCAGTTATACCCGAGTAGAATTTACATCATCAAATATTGAGCCAGAGGCTATTAGTTTAGTTCTAGCTCGTTTTCGACCCTTTTGAGTGAGATTAATATGCAACAACTTGAATTATTTCCAGAATTGACTACGGCAGAGCCGTACATTGGTGTAGAATTTGGAGACGGTGAAGATGTGTATGTTAGTTCACCAGCGATTGAGTTCTTTGAAGGTGATGAGTTTGGTTGTGGAGCAACTTGCTTAGGGTGTGCTTTTGAAATGGAAGGTGAAAATTGCTATAACTCTTCTGTAGTTGTAGATTGTTCACAACACCCAATCATTTGGATTAAGAAAGGTTGATATGGGTAAAATCCTAGACATTCAAATTTATAAGACAGCTACAGGGTTTACCATTCAATCAGAAGGTTACCATAAAGCACTCCCAGAGGGTAATGTTCTACCTTGTGAGAACTCGGCTAGTTCAGAGGATTCCCTGTACAAACAGGTGATCTTCATGCTAGGGTCTCAGATGAGAACACAACGCGTTCTTGACGAGAAGGGTCTTCAAGGATTTAAAGATATGCTGGAGCAATACAAACCTCTTGACAAGAATTTAACTTTAAGTTAGAATTCATTCAGCTTGATCTTCAACGTCTTCTACCTTCTGTGGGAGATAAGGTCTGCGTAGTTGGACTCCATACGGGAAATATCCGGAAGAAATTCCAGTGGTCACTCCTTTATGGCGCCAGGCGGGCGGCAGTTGACCTGTAGTATAGTAAGCAGGATTTATTTATGGGATGTGATCACCCTAATGATTACTTAAATTTAAAGGAGCAAAATTATGGCTTTTAAGACAACTGGTGTAGCAAAGAACGAATCATCTGGTGACAAACCAAAGGTTGATTACGCTGCTGTGGATACTTACCGAGTAGAAACAGCAGGCTTGCAAAAGCGTGAAGTTCTAGTGGGTTACGTTGCAGGTATTGTTGACTTGGGTACTCAAGCACAACCTGATGCAGAATATGAATTTGATGGTGATTCCGAAGCTGAAGAAGCTGAGATTGAAAAGAATCCAAATACATACTTCAAGGACGGAGTTAATGAAAAGGGTAAGACAGTAAGAATGAAATGTTTTCCGCAGAAACCAGTTCAGGCTGTAGTCCTAGCTATTGACTTCCCTGATATCATCTTGGATATTGGTCAATTTTACGGTAAGAGCAATCCTCAACCTCTGCGTATGTTTACAGGTGCTCAGTTCTGGAATGGCACGAGTATGATTGTTGCTCGTCCAACTTACCTGAAGATTAATAAATCCACAGGTTCTTGGAGTTTTGATGCAAAGCATTTGTTGCACAAGATGGCAGTTGGTTGTAAGCTGATTGAGCCTAATGAATCATTCCTTCCTGGGGACATTGATCAACTCTTGGGTAAGGCTTTCCAGTTTGAAACACAAGTCTTCTTTAAGGAAGCAAAGGGTAAGAAGTACTATACCGAATATTTAAAGTATGTCGGGGGTCTAGGCCGTGGACAGAAGTCTCCAGAGCCTGAGAATGAACCCTTCCTAATCGAATTCGATGGTGATCTAACACCAGAGAAGAT